AGATCATGCCAAAAACCTACCGAACCCCGACGGCAGAAGAGACGCGCAAGCTTGAAGCGTCGCGTGAACTGATGCAACGTGGCATCTCAGGAGAAAAAGACTTTTTGTCGAAGATCTCCACGACCATGAGAAAGTCGGCTCAGGACGACATCACGCAAGCCAATCGCATGCGTGAGTCTGTTTCCCCTCGGGCGCGTGAAGGCGCGGCGTATAACGAAGCCGGGTATGCCAAAGGCGGCAAGGTTGGGTCGGCATCGAAGCGTGCTGATGGCTGCGCTATGCGCGGCAAGACTCGCGGCAAGATGGTGTAATCATGATGGCCTCGCGGGGGATGGGGGCCATCAGCCCCTCCAAGATGCCCAAGGGAACTCGCAAGTCGAGGCGAGACGACACTGATTTCGATCAGTATGCTGAGGGCGGCGAGGTCAAGTCCAAGGTCAACGCATCTGGCAACTACACCAAGCCCGGTATGCGCAAGTCGCTGTTCGAGTCCATTAAATCTCGCGCTGTTCAGGGCACCGCCGCAGGTCAGTGGTCGGCCCGTAAGGCTCAGCTTCTTGCTAAGCAGTACAAGGCTAAAGGGGGTGGGTATCGTGGGTAACCAAGAGATGGTTAACGGCCACACGGCTGACTGCCCCGTACACGAGGATGGGCCGTGTGTTTGCGGTACCGAAGATATGCTTGATGATCTGGCTCGTGAAGAGGCGGACTACTTTGCGAATGACTGAATGAAAGCCCCGCAACAGTCGCTGAAAAACTGGACGGCACAGAAATGGCGCACGAAGTCAGGCAAGCCCTCAAGCGAGACAGGCGAGAGGTACCTTCCCGAAAACGCGATCAAGTCTCTGTCCCCGTCCGAGTACGCAGCGACCACCCGCGCTAAGCGGGCAGGCAAGGCTAAAGGCAAGCAGTTCGTTAAGCAACCGCCAAAGGTAGCCGCAAAAACGGCGAGGTTTAGGTAATGTCTACTACCGGTACCGCAGCGTTTAACTTAGATGTGAACGACCTCATTGAAGAGGCGTTTGAGCGTTGCGGCCAAGAACTTCGCACGGGCTACAACTTCAGGACGGCTCGTCGCTCCCTAAACCTGCTGACTATCGAGTGGGCTAATCGGGGCATCAACCTCTGGACGATTGAACAGGGGCAGATCCCTCTGTACCCAAACCAAGCCGTCTACCCCATTCCTACGGACACCATTGACCTGATAGATCAGGTTGTTCGTACAGGCACCGGTCAGAACCAGACCGACATCAATATCAATAGGATCTCTGAGTCCACGTACTCTACGATCCCGAACAAGAACGCAACTGGCCGACCCATTCAGGTGTGGATTAACCGCCAGACCGGCGACTCCAACACCACGACCGCCACGCTGACCTCAACCATCAACTCCACGGCCACCACGATCACTATCACTGGCGCGTCTCAACTACCTTCGTCTGGCTTCATTAAGCTGGACAACGAGACGATCTCGTACTCGGCGGTAAGCGGGAACGATCTGGTGTACTGCGCTCGCGGGCAGAATGGCACGACAGCGGCTTCACATACCGCTGGGGCTAGCGTAACGGTTCAGAACTTGACCTCCATCAACATCTGGCCTGTGCCGAACCAAGGGTCTAGTGGCGCTCCCTACTACACGTTCGTGTATTGGCGCATGCGTCGTATGCAGGACGCTGGCACCGGCACCAAGACTCAGGACATTCCGTTCAGGTTCATCGAGTGCATGGTGGCTGGACTGGCGTACAAGATGGCGCTGAAGTTTCCCGAGATGGACCCCAACCGCATCGCCATGCTCAAGGCAGAGTACGAGCAGCAGTGGCAGTTAGCCGCCGACGAGGATAGAGAAAAGGCTAGCCTTCGGTTCGTGCCGCGCTCTATGTTTTACTGACCATGGCCGGTCCTAAGTACGCATCAGCGAAGAACTCGATTGCCGAGTGTGATCGGTGTGGGCAGCGGTATAAGCTCAGGGAGCTTCGCAAGCTCACGATCAAGACCAAGATGGTCAACATCAAAGTCTGTCATGAGTGCTGGGAGCCAGATCAACCGCAGTTGCAATTGGGCATGTATCCGGTTTACGATCCACAGGCAGTTCGTGATCCGCGCCCCGATACCAGCTATTACCAGTCTGGTAACAACCGAGAAGGCAGCCGAGTCATTCAATGGGGCTGGAATCCTGTTGGTGGCTCAAGGGCTAATGATGCTGGGCTAACGCCAAATAACTTGGCATTGGATATTCAAATTGGTACAGTCACCATTGTGACTACGTAGGGGTAATCATGGATTCTATGAAGAAAGTAGCCAAGTCTGAGGTCAAGGCGCACGAGAAGCGCATGCACGCCAAAGGCATGAAAAAAGGCGGCGTGACTTCCGCAGATATGAAAAAATACGGGCGCAACATGGCTCGTGTTATGAATCAGCGGAGCAAGTAATGGCTAAGTTCAGCATGAAGATGGGCGGCAAAGAAGTCGGCCCCGCTCCTGTTTACGCGCCCCCGCACACGATGCAGGGCTCACCCAAGGTTGACATCAAAAACTCTGGCTATGACGGCGGCAATCGCTATCGCGCCAATGATGTCAACATGAGCGTGGGTAACATCCAACGTAATGACTATCCTGAGCCCAAAACCTCCGGTGAGAAAACCCGGGGCAACGGCGCTGCTACCAAGGGCGTGACTGCTCGGGGACCGATGGCGTGAACTACAGCGAGCTTTCGGCAGCAATTCAGTCGTACACCGAGAATACGTTCCCCACGACGTATCTCGCTGACGGCACTGCTGTCACTCCCGCTGACCAGATCGCTCGCTTTGTTCGGCAGGCAGAGCAGCGCATCTATAACACCGTTCAGTTCCCATCCCTACGTAAGAACGCTACCGGTGCCACCTCAATCGGCAACAAATATCTCTCGTGCCCGTCTGACTTCCTCGCAGCGTATTCTCTGGCTGTTGTGGATGGCACCGGGGCGTATGAGTACCTGCTGAACAAGGATGTGAACTTCATCCGTCAGTCGTACCCCGTGCCGACTGATACTGGCCTGCCCCGGTACTACGCGCTGTTTGGCCCGACAGTTTCCGGTCTGACGATTACGAACGAGTTGTCGTTCATTCTCGGGCCGACGCCTGACGCGGCGTACACGGTTGAGCTTCACTATTACTACTACCCCGAGTCGATTGTGACTGCATCGACCACTTGGCTTGGGGACAACTTTGATAGCGTTCTGCTGTATGGGTCGCTGATTGAGGCGTACACCTTCATGAAGGGCGATGCCGACATGCTTACTCTGTACGATACCAAGTACAAAGAGGCTCTCGGACTTGCCAAACGCCTTGGCGACGGTATGGAGCGGCAGGACGCTTACAGATCTGGGCAGTACCGCCAGCCGGTGACTTGATATGCCACTCGTTCAAGGTGCAACCAACACTTTCAAAACGGGTCTGGCCTCGGGCACGTTTAACTTCGCGTCTGACACGTTTAAGATCGCGTTGTACAACGACACGGCTAGTCTCGGGCCGACAACCTCTGCGTACACTACTAGTGGCGAGATTACTGGGACCGGATATACTGCCGGTGGTAACACGCTGACGGTATCTGTGACACCGACGACGGGCGCGGACCCCACGAATACGACTGCGTATCTGTCGTTTTCAAACTCCACGTGGAACCCGGCTGCGTTTACTTGTCGCGGCGCGTTGATCTACAAGTCTGGTGGGGGCGACCCGACCGTATGTGTTCTTGATTTCGGTGGGGATAAAGCTTGCTCAACTTCGTTTGAGGTGCAGTTTCCCGCTGCCTCTAGCACAAGCGCAATCATCAGGATTGCATAGGAGCCTAAAGTGACGATGAACAAAGCAAAGACCTCGGATGTGATCGGTAGTGGCCTGATCGCCAATAGCATGCCTAGCACGGAATCAGTCAGTGCTTCCGGCAAGTACATCGTTGAGTGCTTTGACAAGGACGGCAACCTCAAGTGGACTGCCGAGTCAAAGAATCTTGTTGTGAACGCCGGCCTTCAGTACATGGCTGGTTCCGCTCTAACCGGTACGACTCCGATTACTCCGTGGTACATCGGTATTTATGGCGCTGCTGCGTCTAATACCCCCGCCGCCACCGACACAGCGGCTTCGCATACCGGCTGGACGGAAATCGTAGCCTATGACGAAGCTACCCGCCCCGTTGCAAACTTTGCTGTCGCTACAAACGCAAACCCCTCGGTCGTGACCAATGCGGCCAGCAAAGCGGTGTTTACCATGAATGCCACGACGACTGTTGGCGGCGCGTTCCTGATTAGCAATAACACTAGGGGCGGTATAGTCGGAACGCTGTTTTCTGCCGCTGATTTTCAGGCCCCCGGCGACCGGTCGGTCGTTGACAACGACATCCTGAACGTCACCTATCAATTCAGTCTGTCCGCGTCCGTTTAAGGATGGATAAGTGTCCAGTGGCTGGGGTTCCGGCACTTGGGGTCAATCTACATGGGGCTACTCAGGGTACTCGTCCTCAGTAGTTGAGACGGCCACTGGCGCGGATGCAATAACCGGCAGTTCTGTTGCCGGTCTAATTCTAGAGCCCGCTGCGGGTGCTGATGTTGTATCGTCAATCCGCAGGATTTTTGTTAGCGTTGCCGAGGCATCTTCAGTCTCTGACGTTAACGGCGGGCTTAGAAATTACTACCCCAACGACCTAGAGGCCGCTACTGGCGCGGACTCTATAAGCGCTCAGGCGAGGTTTTCGTCTGTAGCCGCTGAAACCGCGACGGGCTCGGATGCGGTAAGTATTCGGCTGCAAATCAATAGAACAGAAGCCGAGACCGCCTCTGCTGCCGACACTGTGTCGGCGCGATTCCATCCTGTAAGCACAGTGCAGGAAACGGCATCCGCAGCAGACGCTCCATCAAATATTGCCCGCCTTTACTCTGCACTAGCGGAGACGGCTACTTCCTCCGACGCGCCATCCGCCTCTGTCACCTTAACTGAAGGGGGCTGGGGGTCAGGCACTTGGGGGCAGGGCGCTTGGAGCGGGATTGTCTTTAGTCGCAACGCGCTGGAGTCCGCCTCTGCCGCCGACTTGGTAATCCTATCTGTACCTGCTGTTAACGGACAAATCAACGAGACAGCAAGTGGTACGGATTTTGTCACCCCGAGATTAACAACTGTTAATGGTCTCGTAGTTGAGGCCGCGTCTTTGGCGGACGTATCGTCTACCGCGTTCCAGCCGAGATCTTCTGTAGCGGAAACAGGCTCCACGGCGGATGTTGTTTCGTCTTCGGTAACTTTGACCGAAGGTGGTTGGGGCTCAGGCACGTGGGGTCAAGGCCCATGGAACGGGATCGTGTTTGCCCGCTCCATCATCGAGGCGTCCAGTGTTTCCGATTTAGTGTCCGCAACTGTACCCAGTCTCAATGGGACGGTTATTGAGGCTTCTTCGGTATCGGATCTTGTTACGCCGAAGCTGACGACCGTTAATGGTTTGTCGATAGATGCCGCCTCCGGGCTGGATGCTACGTCGTCGCTAGCCAGATTCACTACCTTGGCATCTGAGTCTGCGACGGGTTCTGACTCTATATCGTCGTCCATCACTTTTACCGAAGGTGGCTGGGGTTCCGGTACTTGGGGTCAAGGTCCGTGGAATGGATTGATATTTAACCGGGCAGTATCCGAGGCTGGGGTTGTCTCGGACTCCGTGTCGGCCTCTGCGGCCCAAGTTAATGGTTCGATTGTTGAGGCTTCGTCAGCCGCAGATTTTGTAACTCCCAAGCTCACTACTGTTAATGGCTTGGTTGCAGACTCCGCCAGCGCGTCTGACCAGATCTCTTCCAATCTGGCGTCTTCGTTTAATTCTATTGCGGAAACCGCATCTACTGCGGATTTCATCACTTCTTCTGTTGTTTACACAGAAGGCGGGTGGGGGTCAGGCACTTGGGGCCAAGGGCCTTGGAACGGCGTCATTTTCAGCAGAAATGTCCTTGAGGCCGGGGCCATCGCGGATCGGATTGACGCTGCGGTATCGCTGGTCAATGGCCTCGTTACGGAGTCTGCTTCTGCTGCGGATCAAGTCACCCCGAGATTAACAACTGTTAATAGTGTTGTTGAAGAGTCCGCCTCGGCAGCGGACGTTATCTCGGTCCTCAAGGCGAATGACAGTGAAACTCAGATCGCAGAGACCTCTACGGCCACTGATCTCGTTTCATCGACCATCACTCTGACAGAAGGTGGGTGGGGCACTGGGGCATGGGGTCAGGGCGCTTGGAACGGGATCATCTTCTCCCGGAGCATTGCGGAGACTGCATCCGCAGCCGATTCGATTACTCCTAGACTGGCGCTGGTTAATGGCGTTGCGCTGGAATCTGCTGCTGCGTCTGACCAGATTTCCTCCAATCTGGCAGCTTCGTTTAATTCGATTGCTGAAACTGCATCTGGCGCAGATAGCGTTACGCCAGAGCTTCCGGTCGTTAACGGACTGGAGACCGAGACTGCATCGGGGTCGGATGAAATATCCTCGACGATTACGCTTACCGAGGGCGGCTGGGGCTCTGGTACTTGGGGTCAAGGGCCTTGGAACGGGATCATCTTCTCGCGTGATGCAGCCGAATCTGCGATTGCCACTGATGAAGTTACGCCAAAACTCGTTCGTGTTAACGGGATTATTGCCGAGCAGGGATTGGCTGTTGACTCCATCAGCGCAACCGTGCCTTTGTCTTTTAGTGTCGCCCCAGATGAAGCGACCGCCACGGACAGCATATCGGTCGAAATCCCCGTTGTTAACGGTCCGATTGACGAGGTTGTATTTGGCGAAGACGAGCCGTCCGCAACGGTCACTTACACAGAAGGCGGGTGGGGTTCTGGTACGTGGGGTCAGGGTCCGTGGAACGGAATTGTCTTCTCTCGGGATGTTGCTGAAACCGCTGTTGCCACAGACGAAGTTACTCCGAAACTCGCTCTGGTTAACGGGATCGTCGAAGAGCCCGCTGAGGCTACAGATGACATTTCGGCGTTCCTGCCGCTGTCTTTCAGCGTTGCCCCTGACTCCGCGACTGCGACTGATGTTGTAGACGTTGAGACGCCGGTTCAGAACCAGATCATTCTTGAGGCCGCTACGGCGACCGATGCCGTTTCGCTGGCGGTGATTTATACGGAAGGCGGCTGGGGCTCGGGCACATGGGGCCAAGGTCCGTGGAATGGCGTTGTTTTCAGCCGATCCATTGAAGAGGCTGCGTCTGCTGCTGATGAGATGGCCGCCATTCCGGCCTATCCGCGCACATCGGATGACCAGCTTAATGCTGCGGAACTAGTCAGTACGGGAGTTATTTTTGCGGTCTCCGTGCAAGAAGGCGT